TAGATGCTGTCGTTGAAGTTATTCCATTCAAGCGTCAGCGCTGTCGCAATCTGACCCGCGATCTCTGCGTCAGTCTTGATGTTTGTGTCAAGCAGGATCTCCGCCTCCTCGACTGAGTCAGGCAGGCGATCTGGGTCTTGATCGAGAACCAAGCCGCCCGTGTTGTCCTTGAGCTGCTTAAGTTGATCCTTCATCTGAACCTGGTTCATGATGCGCTGCTTCTGCATATTCTTTGCAGAAGTTGACAGCGGGTCGACAGCCTCGATGTTTGGATACGGGCTTCGAGATAGGATCTTGTTTACTACGATACGAGAGAACTTCGGAAGGATTGGAACTGGTGTGTAATCCAGATTCACAAGAGATCCATCGCCGTTGTTCGGGTCAAGAGACGTGAGGATCTGTCTGTAGATCGTTGTGTCCTGGATGCCGTTAGCGTAGTCCCTGTTCTTCTCAAACGTCTTAGCTCTCTTCCTGTAAAGAGATTGCTCGTCTTGGATTTTTCCCCACTGGTTCTCAATGGCCTTCGCGTACTTCATCCCGTACTCCGTCGACATCTTAGTGTCTCTGGAAGCTAGCGGGTCAGGGAAGTTCTTCGAATACTTCTTGTTGTTAGTGTACATTACGCGAAGTCATGAATTGCATGCAGTTGCAAATATAGTGGAAATCCTATCTTCCCTTGAATCTCCTAAGGAAGACCTTGTCTGAAAAATCAGCTGGTGGTTTCTTAGGCTTAGCTTTCTGAGCACCAAGCAGGGCTAGTCCAGAACTGATTGTAAGGTCGTACTTGGTTCTGTTGTCAATCTTGTAACCTATCCAGTCCTCAAGAGTTCTGTTAAAATACATTTTACCAAACTCTCCAGAGATCCTGTTGACACCTACGTGTTCGTGGATGTAAGCTTCGATAGCGTGAGCGTGAGACTGGATGATGTCCTGAGAGTTTGACGGTATACCCTTCGTCTTAGTCTTGGCGCTACCGCCTGACGTGAGGTGATCGGGTCTGTCCATGAGGTAACCGTCGTAACCTCTTGTCTCAAAGTATCTAGCGATCCCGTACTTGTTGTTCTCGATAAGTATCGAATACCCGTAGAAGAACGCTGCCTTGAGCACGTCCTCGTAGAAGATCTTGGCCAGAGGAGGACGGGAGGCGTACTCCACTACAAACATGTTCGATGGGTGCTCCATGTGAAACTTGTTGTACAGGTGTAACGCGCCCTTAGACCCGCGTCCGTCGACGGTGGCATCGAGGTCATAAGAGTCAACTCCCCCCACCCCCAGCTCTGCATTCGGTGGTACTAGCTTTCCATTCTCCATACGCTTCACATTGCGAAGCTCAGCTGGCGGCATCCATGCAACCCTAAACCTTCCGTTAGGGTCTGGGTCAAACAGAACCTCAGTGTCCTGCTTGCCGTCCTTCCAGACGAAGTTGCCCCTGACTACAGGATTAGGAAAGAGTTCGTCGTTGTACTGAATCTGTTCGTAGATCTGTCCGATGTTGAACAGACTACCCTCGATACTGTCTCGAAAGGCTTCGTCGGTGCTGAACGGGAACTGTCGCGTCACCTCGTTAAGCTCAGACGGATCATTCTTGAGACTTTCTCTCTCGTTCTTCAGGAACGTTTTCGCCCCTTGAACAATGCTATCGCCATCAAGACCGTCCACAGGGCTATCAGGATCTTCAATGATTGGTCGTCCGTGTACATCAAAAAAACCTTCTAATGATTCATATGCAGGAATGAAGAGTCTGTAGAGACCAGACCTTGTCCTCCCGTTTGCGTTTCTTTCCGTTGGGTCGCTGTCGTGCCACAGATCCTTGTACTCCTTACCGCCCTTATCCATGGGGTTGACCGTACTCCCTACCATCGCCTTCCCCACAATCTTTCTACCAACGATCAAACAGGTGCGTTGGATTCTCCACGCATCCCTGATGTCCGTAGGCTTCTCCCACTTACCCGCCTCGTCGAGGTACATGATGTGTAGCTTCTCTCCGTCGTAAGCGTTGTTCGTGGTATTCTTCCAGTTGATGACCGTGTTCAGCGCGTCACCTCTGTTAGATGTCTTGTTGTTCTTTGTGATCCGCTTCGATGGCTCTCGGAATGCGAGCTCCATGCGGGGGTTCGTGGTACCGTCCTGGATAGGCTTGAAGAAGAATGGGTACCCCCTGAACATCTGAACCACCTTCTTCATGAAGATGTTTTCCTGCGCGTCCTTACCCGTCTTCGACTGGATGCCGAGCAGTTTTTCCTTAACCTGCGTAGCCTCATCGACCAAGATTGAAGAACAGATATTAGTGTATCCAGAACGACGGCACTTAGTGTAGAGTTGGCCAATGCATCGAGGGTCCGCTTCACAGGCGGCCATGTGTAAAAAGATCTCACGTTGGAACTCAAGATAGTTAGGATACCCTATGTCCATCTTGGTCCACTGGAGCATCATGTAGTGGCGGCCCGTAATATATGTAGGGACACCATCATTGTAAAACCAAAAACCTTCACGCCTACGACGAAACTCCTCCTCGATATACGGAGAAAACTTCTGTCGAAACTCACGTGGCATCTCGGCCCACTCATCCATAGAGCGAATCCTAGACAGTTCTTCGGGCATAGGAATCCTCTTCCACACGTGCATGTGGTTTGGACTTCCATGTCCTTGAATTTTGTCTTCGGGCGGCTGAGCGGGAAGTGCAATGAGAAGCCCACCGATCTCATAAACCTCACCCTGCGTACCGTTGGGACAAATGGAGATAACCAACTCATCATAACCCTTTATAGATACGAGCGAGCTCATCAGTACACTTGCCCATACCGATTGCTTCGGAAGCTTGGGGCTCCCGCTTTAGGGTTGTGAAGGTCCATGAAATCTCCGCACTTCTCACACTTGATGTCGTGCCTGACCTTGTCGTCGATCATCTTAATCTTTACGCTTGACGCATCCACGATCTCGTCAGAACACTTGCACTTGTACTTAGCCATGAGACATATGTAGTTTGACATTGTACACCTGCAGGGACTCGAACCCCGAACCTGCGCATTAGAAGTGCGCCGCTCTATCCTGTTGAGCTACAGGTGCATAGGATTATCGGCCCTGACCCCTGTAAGCTTTCTTGTAGTTTTTTGACGATGCGCTCTTAGACTGCTTTGTCTTAGCATGAACGCCCTTGCGCCGAACGCGCTTTGACTTGTAGGTAGACACCTGTACTTTGGCCACGACTGAATTGATTTAGATTGAGACAAAGTTACTTAGAAAACCTTTCCGCAAAGCCTCCTGAGTAATCTTTCTTTTCTTCGATCTCACCGTTGTCACGAAGATCCTTCACCATCTGCTCCAGCCTCTGCCTCTCGACGAGAAGCTCCTTGGCGTCGATAGCTGTCTGCTTGATGGACTGCAGCTCTGCCTTGCGCGAGGACCCACCAGCGTCAGGATCAACGGGCTTCTTGATCTCCTCGATCATGTTGTTGATAGCGATCTCCATGCTGTGCATGAGATTCTCTGCGGCATCAATCGTTGTGAACTTCTTCCTCGACATAGAGCAAATCTTCTGCGCGTGTTCTGTAATACTCCTTACCGTCAATCTTGATGCGATAGTCTCTGTTCTTAGCGAACCCTACCACGTCACCTGGCCTGAGTCCCATGTACTCCGTGTCCTCGTTGCCGTACACGAGTCTGCCCTTGGTGGGTAGCTTTTCTGCTAGTTGCACCATCTCCACTAGATCTGACGGGAACTCCTCCTTCTCCTCTACAGCCTCAAGCAGTGTCCAGCCACCTAGCGTTGTGATCTCCCCAGTCTTCTTGGACTTGAATGCGATAGCTTGAGAGTTGACAGCCTCTGGATCAAACTTAGCTATGTAGTGATTGTCCTCACCAGTGAGGGGCTGACCTCCTTGCATCACAACAAGGTGATGGAAGTACAGTGTGTCCCCAGGCTCAGCACCTGTGTTGTACTTAAACGGGGCCGCTACAATCGGACCCTCGGTTACTCGGTATGCAAACTCACCCCCCTCGAACCTCGTGTCAATATAGAGTTCGAGTCCCCCCTCTGTTTTGATCTGGTCTTCGATTAGCTTGTCGAGTTCGACCACGAAGAAGTTGAACGTTTTCATTTGTATCTGGATTGAATTGAACTGACTTGGTGTTGATTGGATTGTCTGTCTGCTGCTTAGCCTTGGCTGCAGCAAACTTATCCCTGTACGAGTTGCATACGTACTCTGGCTGGATGGATGCACCGCCCCACACATTGCACGTACCCTTCACGTTCGCAGCGCAGGTCTTGCACTTGGATCGTGAGGGCGCCTCTCTGTAGGACTCGGGCAGTTTATCTGGGATCTTACTCCCCTGTGGGTAGACTCTCATCAGAAGTTGAGATCGAATTCAACCATGCACGGCATGCTGTCCACAGCCTTCCACAGGACCTGCCCGTCCTCTCTTTCAATGTACACGAGGTATCTCTTCATCTTATGTCTGTGCAGATGCTCGTCATCAAGAACGATGGCTGATACACTCCCGTCGCCTACGCGCATACCGACGTAATAAGCCATCCCGTCCTTGGGGTTCTGGCCGATCACGATCTTTCTAATAAGTCCTTCCATTTAGTTTAGTGAGATCCCCAGATCTCCAAGCAAGTCGTCAAGATCGATGTCGTCTTCGTCGTCCTGCTTTGCGTCTGAGGGGATGAATGTTTCTTCCACAAAGTTAAGAAGACTCAGCATCTCATCCTCGCTATCCATGTTGTAGCTGTAGATCGCTTGCAACCTCTTCTCCCCATCCTCGTCCTCCTCAACTAAGCCTGTCACCATCAAGGACAGGACCTCGTCACGAACACCGTACTTCTCGATGATGCGCTCTACTTCAAAAGCAACCCTCTGAATCTCAAGCAAAAACCCCTCCTTGTTCATATCTTTGGTTTGATGGCGATTAGGAAGGGAACCAAGAAGCGTCTCTTCAGGGAGTTCTCCCCTCTACACCAAAGGTACGTCAAAAGAAACTACCTCAAGCACCTGAGAACTACTCTGAAGAACTTCTGTGAACGAAGAGACATCTTCGAGAGAGAGCTCATGTTCATGCTGTGGGCTTACGACTTAGAGTTCTTCACCATCAAGCATGCGGCAGAGGATCTTGAGATGAGTGCGCCTCCGATGGCGCAGAAGACCTTGTACCCCCTTATGAAGGAAGGGTACATATACAAGCACTTTGACAGGCTTACACCGTCACAGACGAGAGAGGATCACCTGTTCAGAGAGGAGACCAAGCATAACTATAGGGTGCGATATGCTCTTACTCAGAGGGCTAGGCTTCTTGTACAGGAGTTCTACAGAGAGCTTGAAGGTTAAGCGTCGGAGTCGCTAAGACTCAGGGAGGTCAAAATCGTTTCGCTGCCAACAAAACCTGAATGTTCAAAGATCAACTCAAATACATAGGTGTTATTGCCTGAGCCTGTGTGAGCCTGTGGGTGACCAGATGTAGATCCCATATCTATGTCATCCATTGGTGAGTCGTTGTCAAAGATGACAAACACAAGTCCAATGCCGAGGATATCTACAGTGGAATCCATCTGAAGTGGAGTCGTGATAAGTTGGGTCCAGCTTGATGGGATGTTTACTGGAAACCTAGTAGAGTTTCTCACCCTAAGGCTGGTTACTGTGTAGTTAGAGGCTGGCCCAACAAAAACATCAAAACCTGCGCTTACCCTGACATCCCCTAGCGATGCAGTTGACAAAACCAGATCTACATCACCCTCATCTGCACTGGTTGATTCGTACCAACCGATGTTGTGTTGACCCAGAGACTCAATGGGTGGCTTGCCTACGGCCCCTCCCTTGGTCATCTCCATTCCTAGTCCTAGCATCACTTCAAGATTACTTCGTAAACCACTTTTCCTTGATCGTCACGAACAGCCTTGAGGCACCGACGACGATTAGCCCCATCGTAAACGAAAGACACGTGAACCCAATCAGGATTGTCTTCATCACCAAACTCCCAAATGAGCTGATCAAACTCCACGTTCTCTTTAATCCAGTTGAAGATCTGAGCATTCGTACAACGTCCGAATACGTCTGCGTCCAGGTCGAGTGCTCTTCCCTCCACATGCTGACTGCGATTCGACCCGCCGATAGCACGGTTGAGATCAGCTGAACGATAGCCGCTCGACACGAATATAGGACACCCGAAAGCGTCGCGCAGAGGTTGAAATACGTTGAGCGCAACCTGTCTAAGATTTTCTGTGGTCCAGTCATCGGGTGTGTTATCTATTCCAAGTCTCTTTGCTGTGATGCTTTTGATCACCTCCCCTAGAGACAGATTTTTTGATAGTTTCATTGTGTAGTCTTCGCTTCTCGTTCTCGACGGAAGGATCCTTCTTTCTTCTCTTGGCGTTCCTGTAGTGTTTGTTCATTCACACTCGTTAACACGGAAGATTTGGAAAAGCGAAAGATTCATCCTATCATCGTATCGAGTTCAAAGATAAAACATTTCAATCATGCGTTACACACTAATCCTCCTCGCTGCTATCAGCACCACCTCTTTTGGTCAAACTCTTAACGACATCCTCGAAGGGTCACGAGAGGTTAACCCAGTCACCGCCATGGCTACACCCGTCATGCAGATGATGGTTCCTCAGAACGGAACACCTGACGAGGTTATGATCTGGAAGCTCAACGGTATCAACCACAACGACACCGAATGCTTTCACGATCAGCTCCCAGCCATGAGCGCTGAAGAAATCCAACCAGAGCTTTACGCTTACTACCCTCAGGGTCGTGACACCATGGAGGTCATCATCTTCGAGGAGGGGGCGTACCTTATCCTGTGCACGGACCGAGATGGCAACAGCGTGGGTGAGAGCACGCTCATCATGATGAACGCCAACTTCGTAGACAACGGTATCAATACAGGATACTACGAGCAGCTTGGCGGGGTCACCAATTCAATCAAGCCCCTGCGTATCGGCCGCGACCAACCAGAGTTCGTATGCTTCAACTAAGAGAAAAGCCCCTTTCGGGGCTTTTTCTTTTACATACCTGCGCGAGGTTGTGCCAGTAGATTTGGTAGGTCTCTGGATCTTTCGTAATCCACCCTACCGATACCAAGTCTATCCTGAAGCTCTCTGTACCCCTCACCCTCTTGGCCGAGGGCCATCATCAGTCTACGTCTATACTCATCCTGCTCAGCCCCTGGTACGATGAATCCCTCACCAGATCTTTCGGTCTCGACACCCATAGCCTTGAGCATCTCAACTGGGTTGCTGTACCCGAACTCCTTCATAGCCTCTCTGAGGTCCATGGTTCTAGTACCGCCCTCCCCAGGGATGGCCACATACAGGCGCTCTCTTCCAGACACCATACCCTCGGCATCAGGTCTGTTTTCGTAGCCACTGATCACGTAAGCTTGCCCTGGCTCAAATGGTCTGCCGTCACCAGTAAACTCTCCGCCGTCGGCGTAAGAGTTACCCTGCTTCTTCTTGAAGTATTCGAGAAGCTGCTTTGGCATTGCACCCCCTTTACCGTACTCTTGGTAGCGACCTCCTTGGCCGTACTCTTTTGTTCTTACGATGTTCATGATGTTGCTACGAAGTATTCTGTCGTGATGTCAGCGTTGTCTGACGCGATTGAGATCTTGTTGA